GAGAAAAAAGGCAAGAACGCTCCGACTGTTGCAAGGCGCATACGGTTGCGTAAGGACAAAGGTAAGGGCAAATGAACAGGGATGAAGCAAGGCAGATCTACCTGTCACTCAACGATGCGGATTTCGACAAGATCGCGCGGGAGGCAACGCGCTGGAAGATCAAATACTTGGCAGTGATGGCTGCTGTCTGGCTTGCGGGAGTGCTGACGGGGATAGCTTTCGCTACCACATTTATGCACTGAGCGTGCAAGCTGAAGAAAGGTAAGGGAAAGTGAGACACCGGAGCAGGGAGCGCAGGGGGCGGAATGCACATGCCTACGTCACGCGTGGCCTGACTGCAGGTCCGGCAGTACGCGCCTGCCCTGATTGCTTGGCGCCGATCGGGCACAGATGCCAGTCCTGGAAGACGGATCACGGTGAGCGGATCTATGTCGCCGGACCTAAGGCGAGTTGGTGTGCGGGGCGCAGGTCGACTCCGGTATTCACCGGCGAGGCATGATCATCTACTACCGGGGTCAGTAGAGTGGTGGCATGACGGCACGACTGGACGGGCGCAACGGCGAGGTGTGGCGCCGTCACACGATCTACGGCTGGACGCAGGAGCGTTGCGCTGAGCACTTCGACATCTCACAGTCTCGCGTGTCGGAGATCATCGCCGAGGTGCGCAAGCAGGTTCAGCCGCTGATTCAGGAGCAGGCTGCCGCGGACTCGCGGGAGTTCCTGCTGGACGTCAAGGCGCGTGCGCTCGAGATCGCTGACCTGGCCGGCGCGCCGGTGGCTGTCGGCAAGGACGGCAACATCCTGTACGAGCCGTGCGAGACGCATGGGCAGGATGATCCATGTAATGCCGATTGCAGGCGCGTCGTGGTGCGCGACTACTCGGGCCGGCTGAACGCGCTGAAGACGGCGGCCATGATCGACGCCCAGATGGCGAAGCGGTTCGGGCTGGACGCGCCGGAGAAGCGGGAGCTGTCCGGCCAGGTGCGCTACGAGATCGTCGGCGTCGACGACGATGATCTTACCTGACTTTCCTTCTCTCGCTCGTTGACAACTCGACGAGAGCTTGCTAAGCTTTAGGTATAAGCAAGCGGGACGAGATGAGGGAGACGGAAATGACGGAGACCTACACCGAGGCGCAGGCCACCGACGAGGCGGTTCTGCTGTTCGTCCGCAAGATGCGCCGGATGCACCCGGACGTCTTCGCCGAGGTGTGGTCCAAGATCCCCGAGGGCGCCCAGGAGGCGATCTGGGCGACGGAGCGGCGGGCGGACCGGGAGCGCGACGCCAACGGGATCAGCCAGGACCGCTGGCCGATCGAGCCGGCCGACCAGGTGAAACGCTGGATCTGATCTTGCGAGGGGCGGGGCTTCGGCCCCTTTCCCCTTTGGGCTCTTTTGACACGTTTCAATTCATCGCATTCTCGTCGCATGCTTGACGGGTCATGCTAGATTCGGTGGCATGCAAACCTGTCCGTATTGCAATCACGGTCGGAACCAGCACGATAAGAACGGCTGTACGTGGTCTGATCCGGACGGCAAGAATCGGTGCACGTGCACTGCGACGTACATGGATCTCAGCCCGCGCAAGAAGTGATCTAGTGCCCGCCCCGCAGCTTGCGAGTGCGGGCAGCCTTGACGGCCATGTTGTGCCGGCCAAGGCGCGTGCGCCCGGCGTTGGCGATCCTGGCCGCGGACTTCTTAGTCTTGCCCTTGTGGCGCAGAGCTTCGTAGGCGCGTGATCGTGACAGCGGGATGTTCCCGTGCTTCTTGACCATGGCTTCAGTGTAGAACGGAGGGGGGCGGAATGGCTGAGGTTACGGCCGGTAATGCGGTGACTGTCCGGCCAGGTGACACGCTGGTGGTGGCGTTCACGCGTCAACTCACCACAGAAGAGTCGACCGATGTGGCGGGCAAGATCGCCGCTGGCCTACCGGCCAGCATTTATGTGATGGTCATCGACGGCGTACAGGCGCTCGCTGTGATCAAGGGATCGGCGTGATGAGGAAACCGGGGATCGCATGGCTGCCCGCGGTGATGGCACCCGCACTGCTGCTGCTCGCGTTCATCGATTACACCGCGTGGTGCGCATGGTGGATCTGATCTTCGGCCTGCTGTTCTCCCTGGCCGCATCGTCATGAGTCAGGGCGGTAATTCGGGGGTCAGCTTCGCCGGTTGGGTGATCGGCCTGTTGATCTTGTTCGCACTGCTCCTGCCGCTGGCGTGCCTGGCCGGCGTGACGTTCCTGGCCATGTTCGGCGGAGTGCAGTGACTGCACCCGTCATCACGCGGGTCAAGACGCGCGGCGCCGCGCGCCAGGTGTTGAAGTGCCGTGACCCTCAGGTGCTGATCGCCGGCCCGGCGGGCACGGGCAAGTCGTTCGCCGCGCTCTGGAAAGTGCACCTGATGTGCATGCGCAATCCGGGCATGCGCGCGCTGGTGGTGCGCAAGACGCACAAGTCGCTGACGGCTACCGGGCTGGTGACCTTCCGCGAGAAGGTGGCGAAAGAGGCCATCGCCGCGGGCATCTGCAAGTGGTACGGCGGCAGCAGCGAGAAGCCTGCCATGTACATCTATCCGCACAGCAACGGTGACGAATCGGTGATCGTCGTCGGCGGACTCGATCAGGCTGACAAGATCATGTCCTCGGAGTACGACATGATCTTCGTACAGGAGGCCACCGAGTGCACGGCCGATGACATCGAGAAGCTTGACTCCCGGCTGCGCAACGGAATGGTTTCCTTCCAGCAACTATTGATGGACTGCAATCCTCAGCAGCCAACGCACCATCTCAAGAAGCGCTGCGACGACGGCCGGACCACGATGCTGCACGCGCACCACACCGACAACCCGCGGCTGTACGAGGAGACCTCTGCAGGCCTGGCCGTGACGGAGTACGGTCGCGCCTACCTGGCCAGGCTGGACAACCTCACCGGCGTGCGCAAGCTGCGTTTGCGTGACGGGTTGTGGGTGGCGGCCGAAGGAATGATCTATACGGACTGGCGTCCGGACATCCACATCACCGATCGCAAGGTTCTGCCACAGTCGTGGAAGCGACTGTGGGCGGTGGACTTCGGCTACACACACCCGTTCGTCTGGCAGCAGTGGGCCGTCGATGAGGATGGCCGGCTGTGGCTCGAGCTGGAGATCTTCAAGACGAAGACGATCGTGGAGGACCACGCCAAGGCGATCTTGAAAGCCGTCACCGTACAGGTGGGCGAGAACGCCGGCCGACCGAAGTACCCGCGGCCATCGGCGATCATCTGCGATCACGATGCGGAGGATCGTGCCACGCTCGAGCGGCATCTAGGGATGGGCACCCAGCCGGCATGGAAGGGTGTGTCCGACGGCATTCAGGCGGTACAGGCGCGCATGCGTAATGCGGGGGACGGTAAGCCGCGCCTGTTCATCCTGCGCGGTTCGCTGGTGGAGCGTGATGCGCTGCTGGTCGAGGCGAACCGTCCCACCTGCCTGCTGGACGAGATCGAGGGTTACATCTGGAAGCCCGGCGCCGATGGCCGGCCTATCCCCGATGAGCCGTACAAGTATGAGGACGACGCAATGGACACCATGCGTTACGTAGTGGCGCATGAGGATCTCGCCCCTCGTCCGCGGCTACGCTGGGTATCTTGACGAATCGTCGACGAGACGTTAGGTTGTGCGTATGAGAAAAGTCCTGGCGGCAGTGGCCGGCATCGCGCTGGCGCTCAGCGTCGCCGGCTGCCCCAAGTCGCAATGCTCCGACGGTTCGAGCAAAGTGACACACGGCAGCAACGGCACCAGGATGTATTACTGCCACAACGGAGAATGGGTGAAAAATCGATGATCAAGCGATTGATGGCTACCCTGGCGGCAACGCTGGCGCTGACGCTGGGTGCTGTGGGGCTGGGTGCGGCGCCCGCATCGGCGTCGGTGTACCAGTGCCAGGACGGCATGCACATCTGCTTCTACAACTACGAGTCGTTCAACCCGGCGGGCGGGATCTACGATCAGTACGTGGGACCGCGCAACGTGTGTCACGTGCTGCCCACCGGCGGGATCGCGGGCTGGACGAACGGCAAGGTGTATAACGCCACCACGTCGATCCTGCTGAACTGGACCGGCTCGAACACCATCACCACGACGATCTATTTCTTCGACAGCAATGCGTGCAGCATCTCGTCGGATTACTGGTTCGCCACCACGATCAATCCGGGGCAGCTCAATACGACCCTCTACCGTCTGGCCAACTCCGGGTGGAACGATCGGATCGGTAGCTGGAAGGCCGTCTAGGCTGACGTGCGGGAAGGTAGGGCGCCGCAAACCCCATACTGTCGGGTGCGGCGCCCGCTTCTCGTCAGGACTGCCGGCGTCCCCATGGCGCCGCTACGGGCAGACCCCAACTGAAAGCGAAGTGCAGACCGAGGAAGGCCAGACCGAACAACAGCATGTTGATCGAACCGAGGCCCACGCCGAACGCGGCCAGGAACCAGATGATCGCTGCGATCAGGGCAAACATGTCAGACTGATACCCATGGCAAGCGCTACCCGAAACGAGAACCGATGAGCGTCGTCACCCTGTCCGCTCTGCTGGACGCGCGCAACGACTCCCTGGCTGTGCAGCGCGTGCGGCCGGCGTGGATCTCGCAGGCGCTGCTGTGGGTGCGCTCGCTGCGCTGGAGCTGGGTGCTCGTCTCGCTGCTGGCCGTGGCCGGCTTCGTCTCGAAGCACGGGCTGGTGCTGGCCGGATGCGCGTCGTTCGTCATCGCCGCAGCGATCGTCGCGCCCGTCGCCGGCTGGGTGGTGGCCGGCGTGAGTCTGCTGTTCCTCGAGCTGCGCAGGCGTTGACGAGTTTTCGCTGCAGGGGGCGTTGATCGTGTACTCTGCGCGACATGAGCATGCGGAGTCTGTTGGGTGGTGCGGCGCCGCGGGCGTTGCGCGCGCAGGCTCCTGTCCCGTACGTCGGGAAGTATCGCGGCAATCTGCTGGACATGCTCAACCGCGGACGGGCGCACTCCACCACCGATGAGTTGAATCAGTACGGAGAGATCGGCACGCTGTTCGGTGTCGTGAGCAAGCTTGCGTCGACAGCCTCTCTGGTGAACTGGCGGCTGTTCCAGTCGTCGGCCAGTGGGCTCGAGGCCGATCGCGTCGAGATCGTTAACTCGGCCAGACGGCAGAATCCCGTCATCAAGCTGCTGAAGCGCCCGAACGACTTCATGCCGTGGCAGGAGTTCTGCGAGACGTTCCAGCAGCACATCGATCTGACGGGCAAAGCCTGGTGGATCATCGTCAGGGCGATGGGCATTCCTGTCGAGATGTGGCCGGTCCGCCCCGATCGGATGTACTCCGTACCGTCGGTAAAGGACTTCATCGCCGGTTACGTCTACTGCTCACCCGACGGTGAGGAGATCCCGTTGGCGCGCGAAGACGTGATCATGCTGCGTTGGCCGGCCCCGCTGGACATCTACGACGGCCAGTCCCCGCTGCCCGCCCTGTCCGGCGACATCGCCAACGAGCAGGCGCAGCGCGAATGGTCGGAGTCGTTCTTCGAGAACAGCGCCACGCCGGGCGGCATCATCAAGACCGGCGTTCGGCTGAGTGAGCCCGAGTTCGATGAACTGGTGGATCGCTGGAACCGCTCCCACCGCGGAGTGAGCAACGCGGGCCGGGTGGCCGTGCTGGAGCAGGGTGAATTCGTGCCCCTGGCCTACACGCAGAAGGACATGCAATTCGTGGAGTCCCGCAACTTCACGAAGCAGGCCATCCTCGACGCGTACGGCTTCCCCAAGTTCGGCCTCGGTGACGTGGCCGATGTCAATCGCGCGTCGGCCGACGCCAGCAAGGCGTACATGGCGGAGTCGCTGACGGTCCCGCGGCTGGAGCGGATCAAGGCTGCGATCAACTACGAGCTGATCCCCATGTTCGGGCTGGCCGGCCAGGAGATCGACTACGACAACCCGATCCCCGACGACCAGGAGATCCAGAACCAGACGCTGACCACGCGCGTCACGGCGCTGGTGGCGCTGGCCGCCGCCGGATTCGATGCGGACGAGAGCGCCGATGTGGTGAATCTCCCGAAGATTCCGTACAAGCGTCCCGTTGCGCCTGCCATGCATGTCGCTCCCGCTGCAGGTGCGCCCGCACCTTCCGAGCCTTCCACGGCCGAGCCGTCCACCTCGATCGGGGCTCCCAGTGCGTGATCCGCACATCGTTCCGCAGACCGGCGAGCATGAGCCTGCCGAGTTGGACGAGGAGCTGCCGGAGGCCGGTACCACCTTCGCCTTGCCGACTCCTGGCCGGGAGCGGATGTACGGCACCTTCGACGGCATCCCTCCGCAGGCATCCACCGCACGCAACCTGGCCGCACGGCGCCGCGTGATCGAGTGACTCCGCCATTCGTCGGTCTGCCGACTACCGCCGTGGGCGGTTGCGCCTTCGGGCTTGGTCTGGACAGTCCGATTTGCGGTGAACGCCCCGTGATCCATGTGGCCGTTGACTCGGCAGGGTGGGGGATCGTCTCGCTCGCGACATGTGTGCTGCATGCTGGAATCGCTCGCACGAGCGGGCAGGTGCTGGCTGAACACACATGGTCGCAGGAATGCGAGTCTGCCGATTGCTGGACTGGCGTGATCGAGTGAGACATCTAGACGCAGCAATGCGGTGGGTTGTCAAGGGCCATAAAGACGATAATTGCTGTGATCCGTGCAAAGAAAACATCGGCCACACGTACCGAAACAGGCAATCTGCCTACTCGGATTATCCGGGCGGCAAGGGTTACATCAAATGTGTCGGCGCACAGTATGGTAATGACTGTCGTTGTCATGTGGCGAAGAGGCGAAGCGATGGGTGACAAGTGAACAAGCGACGGCGTGACCTCCTGGCCGCGCTCGCCCCGTGCGCCGAGTTCGCCATGGCTCGCGCTACCCGCGAGGGGGCGGCAGCGCGCAGGCGTGACGTGCCCGGCCTGGCCATGCACAAGCGCGTGTCCGCCGACGCCGCTGCAGAGCTGATGATCTACGGGCGGATCGGTGGCGGTGGTTGGTTCGACGAGGGGATCGGCGCGTCCGACGTCGCTGCAGCGCTGCGTGAGGCCGGCCCCGGACCGATCAACGTGCGGATCAACTCGGGTGGCGGGGACGTCTTCGACGGCATCGCCATTCATTCCCTGCTCGCTCGCCACGCCGGGACCGTGACCGCCTACGTCGATGGCCTGGCCGCATCTGCTGCGTCGTTCATCATGCTGGCCGGAGATCGGATCGTGTCCGCACGCAACGCGTTCGTCATGATCCACGATGCGATGACCTTCACCTACGGCAACGCAGGCACGCACGATCGCGCGAGTGGGCTGCTGAGTTCGGCAAGCGAGAACATCGCCGACATGTACGCCGAACGGGCTGGCGAAGACGTTGCCTTCTGGCGCAACGCCATGACCGTCAACGGTGAGGACGGCACGTGGTACACCGGCCAGGAGGCAATGGCCGTGGGGCTGGTGGACGAGATCACCCAGGTTGCCGACGACGACACCGAGGATGCTGCCGTGGCCGCGCGCCTGGCCGGCTGGCAGAACATCCTTCCCGCAAGCATCTCTGCCAAGATCACATTTCCTGCCGAACCGCAGGATGAAGATACCTACGCCGCGCTTGGGGTCAACCCCGGCGCGTTTCTCGAGATCATGAAGGGAGCCTTCCTGTGACGACGGCTATCGCAACACCGGAAACCGCTGCTCAGTGGGAGGAGTACCTTCTCGGTCTCGACTCCCCCGACAAGATCGGCGCCGCCCTGGCAGACAAGGGCGACACCGGCTTCGGCGCCATGCTGAAGGGCTACATCGGCGCGCAGAACAAGGAGCGCGCGGACATCATGGACCAGGTGAAGGAATTCACTCAGTCCACCATCATCGACATGTTCCGCGCGAACGGCGTCGGGGACAAGCAGTCGGTCAACCTGGCGAACAAGCTGAACCTGGCGCCCGGCAACACCACCGCGGCGAGCATGCGCAAGGCGGCGCTGTCCAACGAGAGCGCTCCCGGTGCTAAGCTCGACGGCCAGTTCGGCAACATCGGCGACTTCATTCAGACCGTGTGGCACAACCGGCTGAACGGTAAGCAGCGCATCCCTGGCGCGAAAGACGCAGACTTCGGCAAGAAGCTCGAGCTGATCAACGCGTACTCCACCCAGGTCCCGGACGCCGGCGGCTACCTCGTGCCGGAGGAGTACCGCTCGCAGATCCTCATGCTCCAGCTCGAGCAGTCGATCGTGATGCCGCGCGCCACCATCATCCCGATGTCGACGCAGAGCCTGATCTTCCCGACCGTGGACGCCACCTCCAACGTGTCCAGCGTGTTCGGCGGCATCGTCGTCTACCGCACCCAGGAGGGTGCGGAGTTCGTCGAGTCGCAGGCCAAGTTCGGTCGGGTCAAGCTCGAGGCCACCAAGCAGACCGCACTGGCGTACTTGCACAACGAGACCATCCGCGACTCGGGTGGCGCGGTGTCTGCCGCTCTCGGCCAGATGCTGCCGCCGGCGTTTGCCTACAATGCCGACATCGACTTCCTGACCGGCCTCGGCGCGGGTGAGCCGCTCGGTGCGCTGGCTGCCGGCAACCCGGCGCTGATCGCCGTCACCAAGGAGACCGGCCAGCCGAACACCACCATCGTGTGGCAGAACGTGCTGCGGATGTACTCCCGCATGCTGCCCACCTCGATCCCCAACGCGGTGTGGCTGGCCTCGCCGGACTGCTTCTTCGAGCTGGCCACCATGGCGCTGGCCGTCGGTACCGGTGGTTCCGCGGTGTGGATCACCGACGGCACCGGTTCGCCCGTGCTGACCCTGCTGGGCCGGCCCGTCATCATGACCGAGAAGACCCCGGGTGTGCTCGGCGCACAGGGTGACCTCAACTTCGTGGACTTCACCTACTACCTGGTGGGTATCCGCGACTCGCTCATGGTGGACACCTCGGATCACGTGAAGTTCACCTCGGACCAGACCACCGTCCGGGCGATCGCCCGCAACGACGGCCGCCCGTGGCTGGCCAGCCCGATCACCCCCCACAACAACGGTCCGACGCTCTCCCCGTTCCTCTCGCTCGGCGCCCGCTGAGCGTAGGCTGACATCGCCCCTGGCCGGGGCTACTTCGCCGCAAGGGGAGATTTGAACCGGCCAGGGGCACCACCTAACCCGTACCTCGCACTCCGCGAGGAGTAGGGCGAACCGGACTGAGTCCGGAGGAAGGAAGGAACCATGGCACAGCAGGAAGCGCTGGGGCGCCTGATCAATGCGCACTACCCCGCGCTCAACTCCTACGTCTCGCTGGCCGACGCTGCCGGCGTGACGTTCTTCGGCTACGAGGTGGACGGCGCTACCGTCTTCACCCTCACCTTCTCCAGCGACGCCGCTGGTTCGGCCACCAGCACTCCGGCCGTGATCGATCACTACTACGGCCGTTCGGCCGACACCTCCGGCGGTGTGTGGCACAAGACGGCTGTCTCGCCGGCCAGCAACACCTTCACCGCCGCAGACGCCACCGAGGATCTGGTGGCCATCGAGGTCATCGCGTCGATGTGCCCGGACGGCAAGCCCTACGTCAAGCTGAACGCTGACGGGTCCGGCATCGTCTTTGCCGTGCTGCACGATCTCAACTACCAGCGCACCCCGGCGAATCTGCGGAGCATCACCGCATGACCACTCTCAACGCAGGCGACGCGCTCGCTCTCGGGGTGCTGGGGACCACGGTCTCCAAGACGTACAGCCTCGTCACCGAGACGAAGGACCTGTTCACCGTTTCGGGTCTGGTGTTGGTGACCGGCATCGTCGGCAAGGTGACCACGGCGATGACCGTGGCCAACACCGTCAAGCTGCTGGCCAACCCGACCACGGGTACCTCCTCGGACCTGGTGGCCGCGACCGACCTGGGCACCACCGACACGCCGGCAGGCAACCTGCTCTCGATCTCGGGTGCGCCCACCGGCTCGATCGTCACGGGCATCGGCGCCGTCGGCAAGTACCCGATCTCCAAGGTGTCCACCGACTACCTCGGTTCGGTGGACGGCATCTACCTCGGTGCCGGCGTGCTGCAGCAGGTCACCACCGGCACTTCGCCGGACGGCGTGATCGTCTGGTACGTCAGCTACGTTCCCGTCGAGTCCGGCGCGACGATCGTTGCTGCCTGATCTGGGTACATGATGGGGCGAGCCTCGCTTCCTCGGGGCTCGCTTCATCACCAGGAAGGACGAAGACATGCCCAAGAGCAGCATCGGTGGCGTCAGCGATCAGAACGTCGACGAGAACTACATCGCCCCGCCCGGCGTACCGCCGCAGGACGCGATCGATCAGGGACTGCCGGACGCCGGCCAAAACCCTGAAGCGCAGGAGCAGGAGAAGACCGATGACCGATCCGATGGCAGCGGAACTGAAGCTGGAGCTGACGGGAACGGTGACGTACCCCGAGACGCCGGCAAGCTTC